AACCTTCCATTCCAGAAGTTACATTGCCGCTGCCGTCAAGAACTGTGATTTTTACCGGAACCTCACTTCCGATAAATGAAACCTCTCCTTGAACAAAGGCCTTGCCATCTTTGTGGGTTGTTCTTAAAAAATAATCAAAAATCCCCTCCTCAGGACGCTTTAATAAATATACGTCACGGAAAATACCTGTCATGCGGAATTTATCCTGATCTTCAAGGTAACTTCCGTCACACCATTTTAGTACAAGTACAGAAATGGTATTGTCTCCATCTCTAATCAACCCTGTCACATCAAATTCACTGGTGCCATGGGAAACCTGGCTGTATCCTACATAACTTCCGTTTAACCATACATAGAAACAGGAATCTACTCCTTCAAAGTTTATAAATGCTTTTGGAGCATTCTCATCTCTTTCATACATGAAGTGGTGTACGTAAGCTCCACATGGATTCTCTGCCGGAACAAAGGGAGGGTCCATGGGAAATGGGTATCTTGTGTTTGTGTACTGGTGTTTATCATGGCCATAATTCTGGAAACATCCGGGAACTGGGATCTCTCCAAAGCTTTCTGTATTATAATCTTCCAGGAAAAATTCTTCCTTTACATCGTAAATACTGTCAAAATATTTAAATTTCCAGGTTCCGTTTAAAAGCTGAAACCGGTCAGATTTCTCTCTTTGCTCTGTTAAATCAAAACTCGCCTTGGAAGCCGGAATATAATAAGCTCTGTTTGGCATGGTGTTCTCATGAAGCAGATGCAGATTTTCATAGTGTTTGGGTACGATCATGGTTTCTACCTCCTCATCTTTCTAACTTTAATTATAAAATGAACCAGTCGAAAATCCATATCACCAATTAGACAAAACATGCACAAAATGATACGGTTATAGGAAAGCATTCCCTAAACCACTAAGCTTTTCCCATGTGAGTATTATTTTCTCTTATTTTGCCGTCCTTACCTGTCACTCTCTAGATCCAAACACTATATAATACAACCTGCTCTATGTAAAAAGGCGGGTCCGGAAAACCGGATACCCGCCTGTTTTATGATTAACAGCCACAATTGTCGTTATTATTCCGCTGACTTTTTGCACTGTTACAGCCATCGCGAAAACCTTCACAATAGCATCTTCTTTTTTCCTCAGCACAAGGATCGTTGTTGCATCTATTATTATTGTTACAATTACTATTGCAATTGTTATTACAGTTATTGTTTGAATTGCATCCACAATTATTTCTACAGCCCCAAGAACAACTCATATAAAGCACCTCATTTTTTTTAATTATAGAATAGTATATGGGACGTAGAGACTAGTTGTGAATGGTTACGGATTAAGAAGTCCTACAACCATGCAAAACATGCCAAAAATGATACTGCAACATTTAGGTGTCCTTATAAAAACCAAGCCTTTTGCTTAAAATATAGGTTATGGGGAGTTATCGCTACTCAAGCTCATACCAATGAAACAAAGTTTGAAAATCATATTATCAGTTCTAGTCATCAAGGTAGAGCTAACTTACTGCATATTTTGCCTTTGGGATATTTGTAGCTGGTTATTTTATGTATTATTTCAAGAGATTAGGGGAATAATACAATTAATATTTTGTAGTATAATAGTATCAAAACTAATCACATAACACAGATTATATTTTGTTTTTCATCAAATTTATTGACATTTATAGTATTTATGTGTTATATTTAGTTAACAGATAGAGAAAAGAGGTGAATCATGGGAATTATAGGTTGGATTATTATAGGTGCTTTAGCTGGATGGCTCGCAAGCATGGTTACTGGAGATAATAGAAAGATGGGTGCATTCGCAAATATAAGCGTAGGTGTTATTGGTGGTCTTATTGGCGGATTCATTATGAATTTACTTGGCGGAACAGGCATTACCGGTTTTAATCTTTGGAGTCTATTAGTTGCCTTTATCGGTTCATTGATTTTATTGTGGATCGTAAACAAAGTTCGCAAATAAAAAACAATATTTTTTGATTGACTTTGAAGAGAAAAAATAACAAAATGTCTTGATATAAAAGACATTTTGTTTTATACATATTTGTTTATAGATTTTAAAACTCGAAGTTAGAGCACTTATCAAAGGAGGCGTTTTTTATGAATAACTCAGTGAAAAGCAAAATAGATAAAGCCGTAGGTAGTGTGAAAGAAAGTGTTGGGAAATCCATCGAATCTGAGCAGTTGGAGCTGGACGGTAAATTACAAAAGCTTTCCGGCGAGGCCAGAGAAAAGATGGAAAAGGCTAAGGAAAAAGCTGCACATATTGGTGAGGATATTAAGGAGAATATTGCTGAGAAGGCAAATGACTTGATTGATTCTATGAAGAAAAAAGAGAAATAAATATTTAATTGGATACTGTAAATGAAAACTGTTAAATATTAGAGTGAAGGACCAACTATTAGCGTAGAATGAAATGAGAGAGTTTCAAGTTTTGTGTAAACTGTAAAAACTGATATAAGATATGTTGATAGTTACGCGAGGACAGAACCATTATTTCAAGGTTCTGTCCTTGTTTGTATTATAACGCTGTTTCTTTGCATGTCAATAAAACTGGCTTACTTAAGCCAGTTTTATTAATAGCCAGCCAGGCGTTCTTCAAAGTATATCTCTAGTTGTGAATGGATAATTCCCCAGTCCTGTCGGTGGCCTGTCCACTTTTTGGTGATGTCCATTGTGGCCAGATACAGCATCTTTAGCAGGCTGTCATCGGAGGGGAATATCGTCTTGCTTTTGGTGACTTTTCTCAGTTGGCGATTGAACCCCTCGATTGCATTGGTTGTGTAGATCAGGCGACGGACCGGCTCAGGATACTTAAAGTAAGTAGACAGAGTTATCCAGTTGTCATTCCAGGATTTCGAAATTTTAGGATATTTACCATCCCATTTATTTCTGAAGTCCTCCAACGCAGACAGAGCAGCTTCTTCTGTAGGAGCTGCATAAACCCTCTTTAAATCTGCCATAAGCACCTTGATGTCTTTGTAGGAAACAAATCTGGTGGAATTGCGGATCTGATGAATGATACAGTGCTGCACCTCTGCTTTCGGAAATACTGCTTCGATTGCCTGAGGGAAACCAGTAAGGCCATCAACGCAGGCAATTAAGATATCTTTGACACCGCGGTTTTTTAGCCCGTTCATAATGGATAGCCAGAACTTTGCACTTTCATTTTCACCAACATACATTCCCAGGACGTCTTTACGCCCGGTCATGTCAATACCGATTGCAATGTAAACGGCCCGCTTTACAATGCGTCCTTCGTGGCGTACATGATAATGAATGGCATCCATGAAGACTACCGCATAGATTTCTTCCAGAGGACGTTCCTGCCATTCACGGACAATGTGCAGGATTTTGTCCGTGATCCGGCTGATAGTGCTGTCTGAGATATCAATGCTATAAAGCTCACGCATATGACTTTCGATATCTGTAGTGGTCATGCCTTTGGCATACATAGATATAATCTTTTCCTCCATATCTTGGGTAACCGTATTTTGATACTTTTTAATAACCTGGGGTTCAAAATCCCCATTTCGGTCACGAGGAATTGCCACCTCCATATCACCATAAGAGGTATGCATGATTTTGGAAGAATGTCCATTTCTGCTGTTATCGGTATCCTTATTTCGATAATCATACTTTGAATAACCTAATTCTTCATCCAGTTCCTCGTCCAGAACACCTTCCAGCAGTACAGATATCATATCCCTCATAACAGAGTTGACATCAGTACCATTCTTGACTTGGACATCATTGTTTTTTAGATATTCCTTCATCATTTCTCTCATAGCCTGTTTTTGTGGCGATTCGTCACGAGTTCTCTTTGACATTATAAAACCTCCAAACTGTTGTAATCATCTTACATCAGTTTGGAGGTTTACACAATCTTTGGGATACTCCCAATGAAATGCGTAGCTAATAGTTGGTTTTTTCATTTTTCGTATGTTTTACGAGTTTTACAGTGCCAATTCCCCTAATTAAAAAGGCCCAGGATAGTCCCAGGCCCGTGAATGTGTAGTTGTGACAGATTAAGTCTTTGTCTGGCAATTTGCCTGTGTACTTTGTAAGAATTTTTCACCTTTTCCCACAAACGTTTTACAGGTATACCACACAAGGTCATATTTTTACGTATGTCCTCCATGCTAAAACAAGCAAATGTAAAGTATATTCATATTATTTTACCTCATTGTTCTTTACATACTTTTCCCCGGTTATCTCCTGAAACTCGTCTGCTGTGATCCATTTATCTACTGCGTTCATCACCCAGGCTAAGGACCATAACTTTCCATCATAAAAGCTCTTTACTTTATCGAACTTACTCATGAACTACCTCCGTTTCTACGCCCGAAATCATCTGCAAATAAGCAACCTGTGCATTTAATCCAATGATCTGTTCCCTTTGGGACTTTACCTCATCTTGCAAACGGGGAGTCCTGTACTCTACAATAACAACCTCGCCCATGATCTCCTTGTTTATGTACTTAGGGTTGCCCTCTTCGTCTTTTTCCTGTACCTGCTCAATGCCAATAGGGAAAGAAGAATTTAAGGACATTTGACCGGTATAGACTAAATTGTTTTGCGTCCATTGCTCCACCCCATCTACGTCATATTTAATAATAGTGGAGTTTTCAATAAGGTTTTTGTGCACGTCCTTAATATCATTTGATCCTATGATGATTGCAACCTTGGCGGTATACCCGCTTAAATCGTTTAGGCTACAACTGCCGTTTGCTATGCTATAGGTAGTATTCCCTACCTTAATGCCCTCTTTTCTCATTGTAATTTCCTCCTTTATGAGTTGGTTAAATATGTTGCAGCAAGCGTGAATGTAGCCCCTATATTTATGTTGGTTGATGGTTGCAATATCATAACTCCATTAGCGTCGATCTGAATCATAAAAAAGTAATCGGCATGACAATATACTGCCACTCCATAACCATTAGAGGGTCTGGGGAAGCCCGCAATAGAATACCGTTGACCAGATGTTAATACCGATGTTGGATTCATATTTAAGTCCACCGTAACCATTGCCACCCCACCAGAAAAAACCCCATGCCTAACATATCCACCTCCACGTATATTTGCCCAAGTACAAGATAATCCAGCTGTGAAAAAACCCGATATTTGCGTGCCATTGTTAAAAATAAGTTGCCCTCCAGTATAGATAGAAGTAGGCAGAGTAGCAGATATAGTGTTACTATAAATGGTTAAGTGTGATGCAGTGCTTATATCAAGTCCTGTAGTAAACCCGCTACCGTTAATTGAATAAAAATACGCCTTTGATGTGTTAGCTACAGCTACACCTGTGCCTGTATTCCCCGTTAAAGTCGTACTACCCGAAAGATAAGCCGAACTCTGCCTTATAATAAAAATAGAGTACTTATTTGAACCGTCTTCTAAATATCCGGTAGTTGTAATGGAAATAGTAGCGTATGCATTAAATGAGCTACTATTTGAAATAAACACATATTTTGTCGTGAGCGTGCGTGCGACTGAGTCATTAGAACTGCGAATAATTATGTTTGAGTATTCTATTGAAATACTGCGTACTGTTACATTCCCGCCTAAAAATAATGTCAACGTTCCGCCTTGTCCTATTCCCACTAAAAATAAATCTTCGTCATATGTTCCAGTAGCTATGTTAATATTAGCATTATATCCACCTAAGTCCCTAGGCAAAGTATTAATTGCATACCCGATAGTTTTAAACGGTTTTTCACTTGTACCATCTCCCGTAATGTCAGATCCTGTTGTTGAAACAAATAATGTTATATTGTGAGAAAGTGTTCCAATTTTTGCACCGTACGGGGATATAATTGTACTCCCTTCATAAACGTCATAGGGTACGTTACCAGTAGGTTGCATTCCCTCCTGTGTAAATACTGCCCCTCCTGTGCTTGCAAGTGCTACGCTATTTCCCGTGCCTATATTATTTCTAGATCTAACTTTGCTGTCATTGGCATAGATTGCATACTTATGATTTGATAATTCACAATTAAATACAGCAATTACACTCTTTGAACACACGATACAGGACTTGGTACCATTAACACTAATGATACGTACGAATGAAACTGATACATTGTTAGAAGCCTCGATGCCAATAGCATTTGTGGTTTCCGGTTCATTCATAGTCACTCCATGAATATCAACAAAAGCATAACAGTACTGTACAAGTATAGATTGTATGACACAATTTGTATTAATGTTATCTGGTGTTGTAGATTGAATTTTAAGCGCTCCCGATGTAAACCCGTAAATAAAAACGTGTTCGTCATATACACCTTCTTCCAAATTTATTGTTACTAAATTACCGTTAAGAACTTTAGGAATCGTGCTTAATGCATAATTAATTGTTTTAAAAGGAGAACTATGTTCACCTGTCCCAGTAGTGTCATTGCCCGTTGGGGAAACATAAATCATCATATCTTCATCAAGTGGCTTAGTATCCTCAATATACTTCTTAACCTTCCCCATGAATACCTTCGTTGACTCCCCAGCACTCGGTACCGGATATTTTGTATCAATGGGTTCTAGGGTTCCTATTACAGTCTCAGAGATATCTCCCCCAGTACCATTCACCCGATCCATAACATCTTGAATGGTAGCATTTCCAGCCTGGCTTACTGTAATATGTATTGTCTCTGCATCTTTTACAACATTCTGAATGTTATAGATATAAGAAGTAGCCGCCACCCCATTATACTGAGGCATCTCATCCGGCATGTCCGCAGTCACAATACAGAAAAGAACTTCTTTTGTCCCATCATTTGCATACAGACCAATATTATGTATGTAATATGTAGCTTTAATCTCTTCATTACTAAAAAGCACCCTTGTCTGAATCAAATCATTCCCTAAGACTTTAGTTTCAGGAAATTCTAAAACCTGCTTAATCCCCTCCATATCAGTCAGAGCCTTATAATCTTTGTCATCAGGAAATTTATAATCTGAGGTCTTTGCTTTTGTTATATTTAATTGAGCCTCTCCTGCAATCGCTCTGGCAATCAGACTTTGGCCTGCTGCCGTTATAATTGCTTTGCTATACTGTCCCATTTTACCTCCTTATATTGTCGTTATCTTTGTACTGCTTACCGTGGTTCCTATGTAATAACTGCCTTTCATATCCTTTTCCACTTCCTGACTTGCTATAATCTGAATATGGGCCGGTATCACATCCCATAAAAGATCATACAGGAGATTTAAAGCACCGTACCGATCAGATGTAACTTTAATGCTCAGCAGACAAGTCTTGGTGTTAACTGATAGAATATAACCATTTGCTCCATAAAGATCAGACAGACGATTTTTAAGAAAGCCGATTGTAAAAGGAACTACCGTATTATATCGTTGTAAGACCCTGCTCCTTCTAACATCTAATGTCTCTCCCTGATATGGAATACCAAAGCGCTTCTCCAAAAGAAGAATGGTAGTTTCATCTGCGGTCTGAATATAACAGTTATTTCTAATGGATTTAATGCTTTCTTCCACTGCTTCCAGATTAATTTCCTCTGTCTCCAAAAGCTGATTAAATTCTAAAATATCCTTAAACCACTCTGGAAGCATCATTTTTAAGTCAACCGCCATTGATAGTCACCGCCCCTAAAACTGGCACCTGCTGCATGGCAGAGGTTTCTACACATACAACATCTGATGCCTGTCCATTTATAATTACATCCGTAACATTGACAATTTCAGGAATGGTAAGAATCGCGTAAATGATTCTGGATACATATACGATAACCGCATATTCTATTTTCTGGCTTTTCAGCATGGTTCCCCAGGATTTCCGGACCGATTCCAGGTAATCTTCTATTTTCTCCTGAATCTGTTTTTTATAGACGATTTCTCCGTTTTGAATGCTGGATAAAAATTGTACAGAGAGAGAAATGTCAAGCTTCAATTCTTCGCCCGTATCAATTGTGACGGCGGCTCCAATGGGAGCAAGTCCGTATCCATTGGGTGATGGTTCTGATTCTTCCCCTTCTTTGGGACAGATTGCAGTTTGCACCCGGTTAATAAGCGTACCGTCAGCCGGCTTATAATTTCCATTAAGAATGCTGCACAACACACTTCCGCCCCCATTCCAAGCGGGATATATCTGAACCGCTCCTACCCCCTCTATGGCAAGAATAGAATTACGGTAAGAAGCAATATTTCCCCCAAAGGTTGGAACATCAAATGTGGCAAGGTAGCGTTCTCGCAGGGAAGAATCTTTTTCTTCCTCTGTACCACCGGATAAGAGTTCTGTAAGCTGAGCAGAGGAAAGACCTGTCACATAGTCAATTGCAACCAATTGTCCTGAATAATTGTTACCTATCTCACCTGCTAATTCACACTCCATTTTATAACTGTAATCTGCTTCCATATGATCCATAAGTTCAATGACACGATAGGTCAAATATCCGCTTCCTGTAATGGCTGAAAATCTAGAACCAATTGGCACTTGAATATTAAAGTTACCTTTTTTCACTGCCCTTGTTGCTGATTTTCTTTCAATGCCTCGTTCTGCCACCAGCATATCAAGCCAATTGCCTCCAGCCGTTTCCGCATAGGCATTTTTTTGCACCTGATCCAAGTCCAGATACAGACCTTCCAAATACCAGCTTTCTGGCCCCAGGGCGGTCTGGATCATTGACCCTTCTCTTTTATCAATCGTATCAGGAACCCTCTTTAACTGTTCCGATAGTATATTCGCATAAGTCTTCTTACTAAAATCAATCAAATCTCCACCTCCCCGGGGATTGTTCCATATACAGTCTTAACCTGAAACGTGCATCGTAGCGTTCCTAGATCTGTGTCATCAAATAAGAAGTCATTCACCGAAAGAATTCGCTTATCGGAAGAAAATGCCTCTTGAATCCGTCTCTTTAACATACTTGTCACATATTCAGGAGGCTTTCCAATTAGCTTTTTTAATTCCCTGCCAAAATTTGATGTATAGATCTGGTTTTCATATCGTTCTGTATCCAGTATAATTTCTATTGCCTGTTTCATGGCTTCCAGTCCACCGCCTACTTTTTTAATTGTACCGGTACTTTTGTCCACCAAATAAGTTTCCGTAGGGTATTCCCTGTTCTCATTTTCATAAATAGCTGTCTTCGCGGAATTTGGTAATGTTGCCATCGTATCACCTACACTTTCGACATCACGATATAATTCTGACCCGCATTTGCTTTCAATACCAGTACCTTATCTCCTGGCTTAAGACCTGGATTTATGACTATCTTCTCTCCCTGAATTAAAATGTCCCGGTACTTTACATGATCAGTCATGACTGCGACTGGCTCTGTTACAATCAACTGAGTTGCTTGGACCTTTAAGGTTAGAGGAGCCACTGAAACTACAGTCGCATAACCAGTATCCAAAAGATCCATGGCTCTTACGGTATCGTTAATAATATACTTAAGTCTTTCTATGAGTTCCATTGCCCCTCCTTATTGATGATTTTTGCATCGACGCTCATGGTATGCTCTCCGTCTGAAAAAGAATGACTGACTTTATCGAGGAGCAAATAATAACCATTGGCTAACTCTGGGATTTCCTTTATTTTAAACTTTGCCATGGCTCCTGCTTTCAACCCTGGAACTCCCCCTAACCCACTCACGGATATTGTTTTTAGCACTCGGTCATAATACGCCATCATAATATTTCCCTGCTCATTGATTTGTGCTTCGTTAAGATTTTCATCTACCTTGTCATACTTTTGTAAGAGTCCCCATTTTTTAATCGTAGTGTGGTCATTAAATGTATAAGTATCTCCCTGGCCTGTCTCTTTATTGGACCGGACCAGTTTTACCTGATTATAAGTATCTGAGTCTATATCAGATTTATAGGTATAATCCGTAATGATACTGCCATTGCCAATCAATATGTCTGACATCATATTGCTAGCCTCTTTTAAAGTCAGCTTTCCAAAATCATCAAAGAAAACAAATGTCTTACCAGTGCTGTTCTGAGTTAGCATGAGAGCATACTCAATAATATCCAGGCACTCTGTATTTTCCTTTGTCAGATAGGGGATTGTTTGCCCGGTATCTTCTATTTCCCCTACTTGAAGCTGCATATCACCTGCAATCTGACTGATTATCTCTCCCAGCTTTATATTGTTAAAGCTATAACTGGATTTGGCTTTTAGGTACCGAAGCTGGTCATATGCAGTGACCGAAACCTCACCGGAACGATTCTGTTCTATAATAAAAACAAACCCCAGAAATACTTCTTTTCCATCCACATAAAATAGTACTTTTGCGCCCTCTGTCAGATTAATTGGTTTATCCTGAAGAAACGTAAATGTAAGCTTCCCTGCACTTCCGCCTCTATTTGTGGTATAATCAACTTTCTGTGTGATGGGCGCATAATCGTACAAGGAATAAGACTCTTCATTATAAATTAGTAGTTTGTAGCTCATCCGGTCACCTGCAATTGATCTGCTTTCACCCATCCACGACTGCCGCCTATTAATATGGGGTAGGCCCTGGAAGCATCCGGAATGATTCTCGAAACGGTAGTCGCCAAATTATTGGCAGTTCCAGTTGGCTTATCTCCATAACTGCTACTAAAATAGGTACCATTTGCAATGACGCTAGCCCCTACTCTAAGCTCAGGAACAGCAGATGCAGCACGTTCCTGTTCTTCTGATTGAGTGGTTCCATCTGCCGGTAGTTCCGCCGGAGGAAGTATGATCCTGATTGGCGCATAATTTCGATATTCTTTAAACTTAATTTTATAATAGATATCTCCAGCTTCTCCGCCTTTTTCTGTTGTCTCAAAACTGTCAATTACCGCACTGATATTTGTATCGTACATGCGGCTTCCCCTTGCATTATATCGGCTGATTACAATATCACATACTTCCTTGTTATCCCGGGCATCAAGGATTGCCTCCACAAGATCACCTGGTTCCGTCCAGTGGTGTCCGCACATCAGCGGATCATCACGATCCCCTGGGAAATAGGATTCCCAGGACACCTCCATTAAGGAGGGCAGCCTGGGAACAACAATTTCCCCAACGTCTAAAATATCATAGGTTTTATGATTGGCTGGGTAAGATATTGTATATTCTTTCGGGTTAACTGGAAATTCAATTGTATCGCCACCGATATCTGCAAAAAATTTATACTTATTTCGCATGATACCTCCTATCCTGTAACAACATTGCTGCTGGATGCATGCTGGATGCCCAGCACATTGTTTAATACATTAACCATAGAGTCGATATCAGATCCGCCTCCACCGTAATTATTTTGATTCACCGTTGCATTGGTCTGAGGAACGGTAAGGTTTACTAGGGCTACGTATTGACGCTCTGACAGATCTCTAAGGAGTTTGATGTTTTCATCCGAAATATTGACATCCTGTTCAATCTTATCAACCTTGCCTACTTTTCCAACATTTGCAATATCACCTACTGCTGCTCCCCCACCGATACCTCCAAGCAGTTTATCTCCAGAAGGTAATTTATCCACGAGGCTATCAAGACTAAAGTTTGTGTTATCCAATCTATTTCCAAAAGAAGCAGCCTTTTTACTCCACTCATCTGCGGTATCCCCAATATCCAGTTTATTCATCCGTTCTATGGTAACAGCTTGTTCTCCAAACTCGTCATCGACCCATTCGCTTAACTTCTCCCGGAAACCTTTTACTCCATCAGCCAGATTCGTTTTAAGCACAGCATCAATTGCATCGGCTAGGGTTTCTAACTGACTTAATATAAGATCAAATACTCCAAAGAAAAGATGAGCAATAGAGGAACCCAAATCATTCATTGCATTAGCAATAAATTCATTGAAAACCACACTTAAATTCCATAAATCTGAAAACATATTATATCCAATTGCATAGATGAAACCAAACACGTAGCCAACCTTTTCTCCTATCTGTTCAAACGTGACGCCCATTTTCAAAAGTTCCATAATTGCGGCTCCTATCAGCACTCCTATGAGGAGAAATGGCATCGCTGCCGTTATCCAGCCGGATGCAGCCAATAAGCCAGACATTAATCCCGTTACCCCTGCGTAAGCCAATGCTAAGCCTACCCCCATTAATATGGGATATATATAATCCCAATTTTCAACAATCGCACTGGCTCCGGCAATCAATACATCAACAGCACCAGAAGCAACATCACCAAGAAACTCAACGGCTCCTATAATTCCCTCTATCACCGTCTGACCAGTATCACTGTTTAAGAACTCACTCATTTTATCCAGGACACCGTCTAAAGAATGAATTCCCGCATTCTTAATCAGATTCCAGGAGTCAGACCAGGTCATTGGCATGTTTTTAAACTGTTCATTAATCTGATCCGTAGCGTTTAACAAGGCATTTTTAACAACTTCTGCTGTAATAACACCTTTATCCGCCAGTCCGCTGATTTCGTCTACCGGCTTACCAAGATAATCTGCAATTGCCTGTATGGCATTAGGCGCACCTTTAAATACAGTGTTTAAATCTTCTCCGCTTAAAACACCCGATGCCAAAGCCTGGCCCAGCTGTTCGGTTGCGGAACCAATTTCCTCCTGGCTGGCGCCTGCTATTTTAAATTGCTTACTCAAATTTTCAGCAACAGCAACCACTTCGTCACTTCCAGAAAAAGCATTTCCCGCACTTTGGCCAAGCTTCGCTACAACATCAGCCGTATCAAGATAACTGGTTCTTGACCTTTGCGCAGACCGGTAAATTTTCTCCTGTAGCGCCTCTGTTTCCTGTAAGCTGGTATTTGTATTATCATTTCCTTGACCGCCAGCATCAATGGATGGGGGATTAAACCCTTGATTCATAACACTTAATCGGGCGGTGGACCGTGTCATTTGATCGGATAAGCTAAATAATTCTTTTCCCATCTTAAAGTTAGAAGCTACAGACACTACTTTTTTTAAGGTTGAAAAGAGACCGACTGCTGATTTACTGGTTTCTTTCACCTTGTCATTATGTTTGTCCTGAGCGGTTGCTGCTTTTGTGGTATTACCTGCAATTTTATCCAACTGTGCTTCCAGACGATCGAATCCAGAAGATGAGATTTTATTGGAAGCCTGTCCAATTTCCTTCATATTTTCAATAACCGAATCCGCTGCTCCTCCAATGGATTTGCGCATGGTCACTTCTGTTTTATTCATGGTTTCATCAATACGCTTCATCTGCTTTACCGCAGAGTTACCCAGATCAAGAAACTTGTTGGAAGTTTCTCCTATTTGCCTTAAATTTCCAATAACGGCACCAGTTGCTCCTCCAATGGACCGACGCATGGTCATTTCTGTTTTTACCACCGCATGATCAATGCGCTTCATCTCATTGACTGCTGCATTCCCAAGCTCAAGGAACTTGGAAAAAGACTCACTGAATTGATCACTTAATACTAAGGTTTCTTTTATCTCTCCCATAGTTCCTCCTTACTTTTGGGGCCGGCTCTTGATTTCTTTGACTGCCATCTGATACATAAGTATCTTTTCTTTTTCTGGAAGATCTG